GAGAGACCCCGACCCTTCCTGTATCTTTTTACCCCGAAAACGCCTCAATAAGCCACTATCGGCTTGAATCGGATGAGAACCAGTCATGACGACTCAAAACGGCTCTATCGGGCTACAAACGGCTGAGGTAGGGGTAACAGAACCTCGTTATGGGTCACAAACCCCTAGAATCAGGTCTAAGCCTAGTGATTTGCCTACTAGAGGCGATGAGATGATTCAGTTCTGCGAAGATATCGGCTTTCCGCTTCTACCCTGGCAACAGCAACTAGCCAGAGACTGCCTACGCTATAAGCCAGACGGCCGTTGGCTACATCCACTCATAGGCATCATGCTTCCACGTCAACAGGGTAAGAGTACATTCATGGCGCTTAGAATCCTTTTTGGAATTTACTGCCTAGGCGAGAAGATGCACCTGGCAACAGCGCATAAGTTAACTACGTCGTCTGAAATCTTTTATAAGGTATCGGAGATTATCGACGGCTCTCAATTACTCCTAGACAACTTCGCTAAAAAATATGAGTCCAAAGGTTCTCAGGAGATTCGGTTTAAGAATAAGGCCCGTTACCTAATCAGAGCCGGAAACTCGGCAGCGCGTGGTATTGCAGCGCCTGACGTTATCCATATTGATGAATTGCGTGAGTTCGATACCGAGGACGTCTGGTCATCTATGCGATTTACTCAGATGTCGAACCCTAATCCGCAGGCGTATGTCTATTCCAACGCCGGACACGCTAACTCGGTTCTATTGCATAAGTTTCGTGAACGAGGACTAGCAGCCAGTGAAGGCGCAGAGGATTCGATAGGCTGGTTTGAATGGAGCGCAGAGCCAGGGGCGGATATCACGGACAAAGAAGCCTGGTATCAGAGCAATCCCAGTTTAGGACACACGGTGCATGAGGACAATATTAAGGACAGTCTGTCAGACCGTGAAGATATATTTAGGACAGAAATTCTTTGTCAGTTCGTTTCAATGATTAACCCGGTTATTTCAGAAGCCGAATGGAAAAAGTGCAAGGTCGACGACCTGCCACAATTAGACGTAGAAAAAGATACCTGGATGGCAATAGACCTAAGCCCAGACAGAAAACACGCCTCACTGGTCGCAGGTCAAAGAATTAGCCAGGATAAGTTTATGGTTAGCCTTCTTCACACTTGGTTTAACCCAGTTAATTTAGACGATAAGGAAATGGCTAACGATATTGCTTACTGGGTTCGTAAGTTTCCAGTTAACGCCGTGGCTTACTCAAAGTCGACAGCCTCAGCGGTTGCAGCGCGTTTAGCACCTGCCGGAATTCCAATCCATGAAGTTTCAGGCCAAGAATATCAACAATCATGCGACGAGTTTGTCTCTGCGGTTTCTAGCCTTCGCCTTGCACACTCTGACCAGGAAGAATTGACTAAGCAAGTTTTAAGTGCCGTAAAACTAACTCGCGGTGATGGTGGTTGGGTTATGGGACGTAAGGCTTCGGGTATTGTCTGCGGTGCAGTTGCTTCGGCGATGGTTACTCACTTTGCGACACGCGGCGAATCTGAAGTAGACATACAGATAGGTTAATGTCCAGACAATAGCGTATAATATGTCCAATGGGAATCCGGGACATTTTTACACAATCTAAGTCAGTAGTCGAACTTACAGTCGACGCTGCTTCTACCCCTGCGCCGTTTAATAACACGGCTTCATTTAATCCTTTTGTATTTACTCAATCAGTAGCAAGCCGTCAACAGGCCATGGCGGTTCCTACTATTGCACGTGCTAGAAATATTATCTGCTCAACTCTTGCCGCTTTGCCACTAGAGCAGTATTCAAAGGTGAATGGTTCACACATGACCACGCCGGCAGTAATTAATCAACCAGACCCACGTGTTCCTGGTTCTGCTATTTACGCATGGCTCGCTGAAGACCTTTTATTTCATGGGGTTGGGTATGGCCAAGTTTTAGAGCAATATGGGGACACGGGAAGAGTTCGAGCATGGACTCGCGTTGCACCAGACCGAGTAACAACAAAACTTAACAGCCTTCAAACTGAAATTGTAGGTTATCAAGTAGACGGCTCAGTAGTTCCAACTCAAGGAGTAGGTTCACTAGTAGTTTTCTATGGCCTAGACGAAGGTTTACTAAACCGAGCAGGTCGCACAATTCGCGCCGCTCATGCACTAGAGCAAGCCGCAGAAACTTTTGCTAAAGAGCCAGTGCCACTACAGGTTCTAAAGTCTAATGGCACAAATCTTCCGGCAGAGCGCATTTCTAAACTTCTCGAGTCATGGCGTACAGCGCGACTTACTAAATCTACAGCGTTTCTTAACGCGGACGTAGAATTGCAGGCGTTAGGCATAGACCCAGCCAAATTGCAACTGAACGAGGCTCGTCAATATGTTGCGCTCGAGTTAGCCCGCGCCTGCAACCTTCCTGCATATTTTGTCAGTGCTGAAACCACCAGCATGACATATAGCAACAGCGTTTCAGAACGTCGTTCTCTTATTGACTTTTCTATGAAGCCAATTCTCGCTGCAATCGAGCAGCGTTTATCTATGCCGGACTTTTGCCCGTCGACAGGCGAGATTCGCTTCTCGCTAGATGAGTTCCTACGTTCTGACGCTTTAGCCCGCGCACAAGTTTATGAAATTCTCAATCGCATCGGCGCTATGAGTGTCGAGCAGATTCAAGAAGAAGAAGACCTTATCGATAACAAGGAGAACACATGAAAATAACCATGCCATACGCTATTACAGCGGCGGATGCAGAGTCTCGAATTATCGCAGGCCGCATCGTTTCATGGAACGCAGAAGGTAATACCTCAGCGGGACGTACTATGTTTGAAAAAGATTCTATTAAGATGTCTAAGAATACTAAATTAGTTTTGCAGCATGATGTAACAAGACCTTTAGGAAAACTAATTAGTTTTGAACAAGATGACACAGGCATCACAGCCGAATTTCGTATTGCCAAGACAACCGCGGGAAATGACGCCTTGGAAGAGGCAGCCACTGGACTTCGCTCAGATTTTAGCGTAGGCGTGGATGTTCAAGAGTGGGATAACAAAGATGGCGTGATGGCTATCAGCGCAAGTAACTTAATCGAGGTTAGCCTCGTAACAGACGGCGCAATTCCCGGCGCAGAGGTCGCAAAAGTAGCGGCAGTAGAAAACGAAGTTTCTGAGACAACTCAGGAAGAAACACAATCAACCAATGAAGGAGAACAAGTGTCAGACACTACCGTTCCAGAAGTTGCTCCTGCCGCAGAAACGGTAGAGGCTGCAAAGGTTGAAGTTAAGGCTGCAACAGCACCTTACATTTCAACTACAGTTCGTAATCCAATCGTTGATAAGGCTTCTTATCTCGAGCACTCAGTCCGCGCTCAACTAGGCAACGACACATCAAAGATGTACGTTGCAGCCGCAGCGGACACAACAGACAACGCTGGTCTAGTACCAACACGTCAGTTAACAGAAGTCATTAACGGAATCTCAAATGCAGACCGTCCAATTATTGACTCAATCTCACGCGGAGCCCTACCTGATGCAGGTATGACTTTCGAAATTCCAAAGATTACAGTTGCTCCAACAGTTGCAGTAGCATCTGAAGGCGGAACTCCATCAAACACAGACATGAACTCTGCGTTTGTTTCAGTAAATGTTCAGAAATTTATTGGGCAACAAATTTTTAGCCTCGAGATTCTGGACCGGTCTTCGCCCGCCTTCTTCTCGGAATTGGTCCGTCAGATGGAATTTGCATACGCAAAGGCAACAGATGTTGCAGTAGGAACCGCGCTAATTGCAGGCGGAACAGACGGCGGAAACCGCGCAGCATTTACAACAGGCGCTCTAGTATCTGACTTTGTGTCAGATGCAGCGGTTTCAATCTACAAGGGAACTCTTGGGTTCGCTCAGAACATCATCGTATCTCCAGAACAATGGGGCGCTCTCATGGGCTTGGTCGATTCTTCAAATCGTCCAATCTTCCAACAGACAATTAATCCACAGAACGCTGGCGGAACATTAACTGCAACAGCAATCCGTGGAAACCTTCTTGGTCTAAACCTTCGCGTTTCGACTGCACTTACAGATGGTTCAGGTCTTGGTGATAACACAGCAATTATCGTTAACCCAGATGCTTACACATGGTACGAGTCACCACGTTTATCACTTCAGACAAACGTGATTTCTTCAGGCCAGGTACAAGTTGCTTACTACGGTTATGGCGCAGTTGCGACAAAACTTGGCGCAGGCGCTTACCGATTCATGGTTGCATAACCAAAACTAATCATGGGGGGGTTGCTGCTCCCGGTGGCCCCCCCAGTCGTTTAATAGAGAGGATGTAGAGATGGCTTCAATCGTTACAGTTGCAGAACTAAGGTCTATCCTTGGTGTCTCTACGTCCCTCTATAATGACGCATATTTAACAGACGTAATCGATACGGCTGAGGCAGTTATCTTGCCTATGCTCGTTACTTATGCTTCACCGATATCCCGTGTAGAACTCCAAGATAATATTGCCTATTACACATGCTTAGGCGAAAATAATTTTTCAGAAGGTCAGAGCGTAGTTATTACAGGCTGCGGCTCTCCATTTAACGGAACTTTTACAATTCTAGAATCTAGCAACTACGACATCGACACATACATTATGAACTCTAATTCTAGAGTATTCGTAGATGGTGTTTACAGAGACTTTAACGGATTTTTTACTGTAGCAATTACTAACGCGGATATTGACGGCAGAAACGTCATCCCTTCAGGTAAGGCCACTCTTTCAGGTGCAGCGACTTATGTAGGAGTAAGCGCAGTAGAGTCCGCAGTCTTAGCAGTATCGGTAGAAGTCTTTCAGTCTCGAATCGCTCCAGGTGGACAAATTGAAGGCGTGGACTTTACTAACGTAAGCCCGTACCGCTTAGGCCGTAGCCTTTTTAATAGAGTCTCAGGTCTTTTAGGTGCGTATATCGACACCGATTCAATGGTGCAGTAATGCCAGCCTCAACCATACTAGACACAGTTCGTCAGCCACTAGCGACAGCCTTTGCAGACGTAGCAGGCAACGTATACGCATACGTTCCCGAGGCTCCTATGGTTCCTTTTGTAGTTACAGTCCCAGACTCTCCCTATCTCGAGTTGGAAACTATTAACAAGTCAACGCTTCACATCAAAATTAACCTGGTCATTTCAGTCGCGGTTGCATACAACAGTAATCCGGCTTCGCTCGACAATCTCGAGCAACTCGTAATAAGCGTTCTGAAGGTTATCCCAGTGGGATACACAGTCGGAGCGGTTGAAAAACCAACAGTAACTCAGGTCGGGCCTTCCAATGTTTTGGTGGCAGATATCAGAGTTTCTACCTACTACACACAAACTAACTAAGGATAAATAATGGCAACCACAGTAATCACAGGTCGCGATATTTCTCTATCTTTCACAGGTGGAACAGATATCGAAGCCCAAGCACTATCTGCAGTCCTAACAAAGACTAACCTTCGCGAGACATACCAGACTCTCGACGGTGAGGCTTACAAGACCACTAACACCGAGGCCTCTTTTGCTCTTTCAATGCTTGCCGACTGGGGTAAGACTTCCTCAGTATGCGAGGCTCTATGGGCAGCGGCAGAAGCACCAGATACAACAATTTCAGTAACTCTTACAGCGGCAACAGGCGCTCAGTTTGTCTTCCCAATTCTTCCTGAATTTCCAACCGCAGGCGGAGCCGGAACAGATGCACAGACTGTAGACTTTACTTTCAAAGTAGCAAACGGAACTGTCACAGAGACATTCTCCTAAACAGTAGAAACGGGAGCAAACAATGCAACAACAAATAACAATTAAATACGTAGACGGAACCGAAACCACTTACCTGGTTCGTCCACCTGATTACGCCAAATGGGAGATGACAACTAAAAAGGTCATTTCCCAGTTTGGCGGCATGTGGGACATTCTTTATGTAGCGCACTCAGCGATGAAGCGCGATGCAGGCGGCAAGCCAACTAAGACACTAGATGTCTGGATGGAATCCGTATCAGATGTCGAAGTAGGTGAAGGAGACCCAAAAGTCATCCAAGAGGAAGCGTAAGCCGACTCTTAATTGAATTAGCACTAGCCACACAAATTCCAATGGAACACTGGCAAAGTGCCGAGGATATTCTTACGGCAGTTGAAATACTAGAGGAGCGTAATCGTGGCAGATGAAGTAATCGCCTTCGATAAAACGGAACTTCGCCAGGTATTTAAGGCTCTTAAGAATATGGGTGAAGAAGCCAATGAGGAAGCCAAGCGCCAGTCTGGCGCTCTTGCCGAGTTTGCTAGAGATGAAGTTATCCAGACAGCCGGAAGCCTACAGAGCAGTAAAGTCGCGGGACGTATTGCTCAAGGGTCAAAGGTTAAGAAGTCGAGCCGCATAGGCGAGATTACTTACGGGTTCGCTTCCCAGAAGTTCTCAGGTGGTGCAACTACTCGAGACATCTGGGGCGGCTCGGAGTTCGGTTCCAATAAGTATAAGCAGTTTCCCGTATGGTCAGGCCGTCAAGGCCGAGGCTCTAAGGGATGGTTTATCTATCCAACACTGCGAAAGATTCAACCGCAGATAGTCGCTAGATGGACCGAGTCATTCGATAAGATTCTGAAGGAGTGGACATAATGGCAACAGGTACTAGAGCATTAACGCTCAAACTCCTTGCCGACGTCGATAACTTTACAAAAAACTTAGACAAGGCGGACAAAGATGTCTCATCTTTTGGCGACAAAGTTTCGGACTTTGGGAAAAAGGCTGGCTTGGCTTTTGCAGCCGCCGGTGCAGCCGCCGTTGCATACGCCGGCAAGTTGGCAATCGATGGAGTCAAGTCTGCAATCGCAGACGCAGCCGCCCAAGAAAAGTTAGCGCTTACTCTTAAGAATGTTACAGGCGCTACAGATGCTCAGATAGCAGCCACTGAAGATTACATCACCAAGACATCTCTAGCCTTTGGCGTTACCGACGATGACCTTAGACCATCCCTAGAACGCCTTTCACGGGCTACCGGAGACCTGGAGAAGGCTCAGAAGTTACAGACTGTAGCAATCGACGTTGCTGCCGGTTCGGGCAAGTCTTTAGAAGCCGTTACCAACGCGATGGCCAAAGCAGCCGAAGGCAACACAGCCGCACTTGGAAAGTTAGGTATCGGCCTAACATCCGCTCAGTTAAAAACCATGAGCATGGACGATATAACAGCCAAACTTGCAGACACTTTTGAAAATCAGGCATCGACAAAAGCCGACACATTTCAAGGCAAATTAAACCGACTTACTATCGCTTTTGATGAAGGCAAGGAAACAGTCGGCGCTTATATCCTCGACGCAATTACTCCAATGGTTACGCTTATTGTAAAGAATGTAATCCCGGCTATTCAGGATTTTACTAGCAACTTAGGCGAGAAACTTGCTCCAGTCATGAAGGTTATTCAGCCAATTATTAATGGTCTACGCTCAGCGTTTAATTCAGTTCGAGATTCTCTTGTTTCTAATAATGACGAACTTAGACCTTTTTTTACTTTACTTAGAAACATCTCAGATTTTGTGGTTACCTATGTAGCACCAGCAATCGGTGAAACCTTAGGCCTAGCCTTTAAGGCTCTTGGAAAGATTATCTCAACCATTATTGACCAGTTCGCTAATTTTGTCGAAAGTATTACAAAGATTTACAACACCATCACCGGAATTATTGACGCTATTCGTGGAGCAGGTTCAGCGGTTGGCAATTTCTTTTCCGGCGCTTCTTATAGTGGCGCTCAATCACCGGCAGCGCCTGTTGCTCCATCTATGCCGACACCAATGGCGCCTTCAGTGCCGCGCTACCAGTATGTTGGAAGCGGGACTACAAATATTACAGTTAACGGCGCAATCGACAGCGAGTCAACTGCTCGCCAAATTGTTGGACTTCTTAACGACTCATCAGCCCGTGGAACTTTGGGCGGTTCGGCGCTCTACATAGCATGACAGCCTGGACTCCCACCTATAAGGTGTTGGTTAATAGTGTTGAAATTACCGATGTAACTATTGCCAATCTGACCATTACTTCAGGCCGTACAGATATTTATGAACAACCTGTGGCCGGATATTGCCAATTACAGTTAATTAACTTTAATAACTCAAGTTACAACTTTACAGTGGGAACCTCAATCACAGTCGAGGTAACTAACTCATCTGGGACTTATGTTCCTATCTTTGGCGGCAGAATCTCAGACTTTACAATTTCAGTAAATAAAGCCGGAAGCCTGGGATATACAACCGCCTGCACAATTACAGCACTTGGCGCTTTATCTAAACTTCCTAAAATTATTGATAACGCCGTGCTTTCAACCGACCAAGACGGCGACCAGATTTATACCCTTCTTTCGCAATACCTTTTAGGTTCATGGAATGACGTACCAGCCTCTGAGACTTGGGCCACTTACAACCCAACCGAGACCTGGGCTAATGCAGTAAATATTGGTTTAGGAGAAATTGACCGACCAGGTGACTACGAAATGATAGCCAGGTCATCCTCACCTATTGACCTTTACTCAATCTGTTCTGATATTGCTAATTCTGCTTTTGGCTATCTTTATGAAGACGCTAACGGAAATATTGGTTATGCGGATTCAACACATAGGCAGGATTACTTGGCGGCCAATGGATATACAACCCTGGACGCTAATCACGCTAACGGAATTGGCCTAGCGGCGACCACTCGAGCAGGCGACCTTAGAAACTATTATCAGTTAACCTACGGAACTAGTGGCAGTGGCAGTTACACAGCCCAGGACACCGATAGCCAAGCCAATTATGGCGTTTATGGTGAATCCTTTACATCCAGAATTAAAAACGCTGGAGACGCGGCAAGTCTGGCTGAGAGATATATCGACCTTAGGGCCAATCCTTATCCTAAGTTTCAAGCAATTACTTTTACTTTAGGAAACCCAGAAATTGATGACTCAGACAGAGACGCTTTACTTAATATTTTTATGGGTCAGCCAGTCTGGATTCATCT